CTCGGTCGCGGTGTCCGTCAAGCTATGAATGAAATTTAGGACGAACTTAAAGATATTCCCGAGCGTGATTTTCTTGTCCGGGTCGCTACCGGTCTTGTGGACGAGGGGCATCATGTAGTCCGCGCTCGCGGCGGTCGCCTTTACCATCGTGTCAACCTCGCTCGTCACGTTGGTTGCGTCGAGCGAGATTTCCGCCGTGTCGTCCGCCGACACGCTCTTGATCCATCCGCTTCCAGCGACATCGTTCATGCCCTGGACAATGTTCGTCGCGTTCACGCTCGATCCGATGACCGCCACCTTGTCCACGGTGAGAACCGGGTCTTCCTGGGAGTGCTCGGCATCGTACACGCACACCTTGTATAGGTCGCCCTTCGACGCGATGACTTTCGTCATTGTGCGCCCGCTGTTGTCCAGCTCTATCGTCTCGGCGTTGAATGCGCCGTCGAAATTGCGGTACGTGAGCACCGGCGTTGATGTGCCAGCTCGGAAGATGCGGACGTAGCCGTTCGCGATGGTCTTGCCGCCCTGGTCGCAGAAGCTGAAAAACGGGTCGATTACGTAGCCGTAGGTGTTCGTGTTCAATGCCATGATTTCTTCTCCTTACTTGCCCGTGTAGGACTTGAGAATGGATTTGCGGAGGGCGTCGTTCGTGATGCCCCTAGAACGCAGGCCGCGCTTCTGTGCGAGAAGGCGCAAGTCCGCAGTGCTGACAGCGTTCAATGCGTTTGAATTGGTCGTAAGCCTCTTGCGCGCTCCGAAGTCCCTTCCAGTGTACACGCCATTGGATGCGGGCGAAGTCGTGAGCGTGAAGATGCACTTGCAGTTCGGGTGGTGTCCTACCGTCCCGTCGGACATGATGATGTCCGCTCCACGGAACACGCGCCCGTTGCAGCGCAGGCAATAGTCACACGTGCCGCTCTTGGACGCGCCAGGGTTGATTGCCTGCTTGTATGTAGACTTGTAGAGGGCCTTCGGGTCGACGTCCGCTGCGGATTCTCCTCCCATGAGGGTAACGGGTCCCATGTTGCGCTCGGTAGCTTCCGAGGCAACCTCGAAGGCGGCGCGCATCGCCGGATTAGCGCCGAGCATGTTCATGTATGGAGCCCTTCTTGCCATCGTCAACCTCTACATTAATATAATTTATTCTTCATCTTTCTGTCCGAGATTTTCGGTAATTCTCGGTCCAGCGTACCGGGAAAGCGATTGCACAGCCTTCTTGCCTCCGAACGGGGCGACTCCCTTGCCCGTCACCTTCTCGTAGGCGACGGGAGCGTCAGCGACAAAACGGAAAATCCCGCGCAGCTTCGGGTCCGCCTGCGTGCCGTAGCGTTCCATGACACGCTTCTCTGCTTCGGATCGTGCCGCCATGTTGCGGGCCGTCTTGTTCTGGTTGAGCCACTTGGCGACGACCTCGGATTCTCGGATGGCGTGGGCCGCGTCGCTGGCTTCCTTGCCCTGGACGCCGAAGAACACCTTCGCTCCGTTCTCGTCGCGCAGCCCTTCGGATTCCAGCTTCTTCAAAAGGTTGGCCGCGTCGTCGTCCGATAGGTTCTTCGCTATGTCGTCGAACGAGAGCTTGCCGCCCATCGTGGAGGAGGTCATCTCGCGACCGATTTCCTTCGCCTCGGCGCGCACTTCCTTGTCGAAATCCTTGCCGAGTCGCTTCGTCTGCATGGCCCCTTCGGCCTGCTTCTCGATTTCGCCAGTAGTGGTCTGCGTGTACTTCTTCGAGAGTGGGTTCTTCGTTCCCTCGATGTACTTGTTGAGCGGTCCTAGAGCGCGCTTCTTCTGCGCCGTGGTGAGGTCTGCATCCGCGACGACTTTCGCGGCCTGCTCCGCATACGGGTTCGTGGGGCCTGCCGTCTTGCCTTCCAGGGCAGCAGCGGTGGCTTCCGCTACCTGACGGCGCGAGCCCTTTCCCTCGCCCTTGATGAGCTCTCCGAGCGCCTTCTCTCCCATGCGCTGACCGCCTACGAACTTGCGGAGCGGACCACGGAAAAGGCGCATTCCCTGCCCGATTCCACGTCCTGCGACTCCGCCGCCTGCGTAAGTCATCATGTCAGTAGCAATGTCTCCCGCCACTTCGCGCGGGCTCTTGTCGTTGGCGTAGCCTTCCAGGATGTTGCGCCCGACGATCGCCGGACCAGCAACGACGGGAGGCGCAGCTTCGGCGATTCGCATCACGTCAGCAGCTACGTCCACGCCTCGGACGGGTTCACCCGCTTCCATGCGAGCCTGGCTCGAAGGAGTGGCCCATCCGCTTGCGCCTTCCTTCTTGGCTTCCTCGCGGAGTGATTCGCGCGTCTGTTCTCTCGCAGCAGCCTCCGCGGCGCGTTGGCGGTCTTCCTTGTTGTCGAAGTCAAGCCCGGCCTTTCGGAAGTTCTCGCGCGTCAAAGCGATCCATTCGCGGTTGCTCATCTCGCCCTTCTGCGGGAAAAGGTTCGCGGGAATCCCGAACTGCACCTCGGCCTTTTCGCTCTCGATGTCGGCGAAGGTCTCCGGGTCAACCTCGACGAGCTCCTCGTCGGTGGCTCCTTCATAGAGCGAATCCTCGCGCATCTTGTTCAGCGCTTCGATTTTCTTGTCGCGCTTTTGTTCGATTTCGATCGCTTCCACCGTGCGCTTGTTCAGCGGGTCGCGCATGAACTTCTTCAAGTCCTTGGAATTCTTGATGCCCTTGTATGCGTCGTAAACTTCCGGGAGCCCTTCGCGCTCGGTGTATTCCTTGATGATTTCGTCTGTAATCTTGATTGCCATAGGAGCCTCACTTGAGCAAGTTGTCGAGGGATTTCCAGCTCTTGAAATCCTTGTCCGAGCCTACGAACTTTTTCAGCCGTGCGATTGCGGCGCGCTTGACCGGGTCGTTTCTGTCTGCCGAGCGGTCGAATCCGTTCACGATTTTGGCGGCGTCCATGCCGGACTTCGCTCCGATCGTGGAGAGGTCTGCCTTTACGCCCTTGAGCTGTTCTTCCCTGCGGCGCTTGGCTTCCGCATCCTCGCGGAGCTTCTGCTGCGCCTTCGCCTGCATCGCGCGTTTTTCCTTGTTGGTCGTGTCGCGCTCCGCGAACTTGGCGCGCTCCGGTTCGGTGAGCGTCGCCTTTTCTTCCTCGGTGAGGACCACATCGACGGAAGCGGAAGGTTCTTCTCCGTCCGCGGCCTTGGAGTCCTTGTCTTCGGTCTGTTTAGCTCTAGTAGCGTATTCTTCCCACTTGATGCCGTAGTTCTTGAAGAACTGGTGCTTGAGCGTGTCCAGCTTGTTCTTCTTCGCAAGCACGTTCTTGTCGGTAGATGCCGCCTTCTCGTCGGTAGCCATTTTGGCTTCCTCGAAGGCTCGGGTGTATTCCGCGTCGGCATCGAAGATTGCCTGCACGTCGTTTGCCTTGTTCTGCTCGCGCATCGCATCGGCCTGCGCTTCCATGGCCTTCTTCTGCCCTTCGCTCACCGAGCGGGCGCTGCGCTGAGCGCGTGCCTGGAGCCACGAGTCAATGTCCGCGTCCTTGATGCCCTTCGCCTTCGCCAGTGCGACGACCTTGTCCTCGTCCATGTCGGCGATGCTGTTCTTCTCGATTTCGGAGCGGCGGTTCTTGAGCTCGTTGTTCTGGTTCTCGAGGTTTTGAATCTGTCGGAGAATCTGTTCGCGGCGGCCTCGGTTGGCCGCTGCCTTCTTCGCCTCGGCAAGCTGCGAGTCAACGTCCGCAAGCGTGTTCTGCGCCTGCGGTGCCGTCTCGGGCATCTTGTACTGAACGCCCTGCCGTATTTCTACGTAATCACTCAAAGCCATAATCACTCCCCGATAGTTTCAAGTTCTTTTTTCAGTTCAGCGATGCGGGCGTCGTTATCCGCAATCTGCTCGTCAATTTCCGCGATTTCCTCGGAGTCGTCGAACTGCGCGAAGAAGTCGCGGGCCTTCGCGTCGTAGATGTTCTTCCCGATGAGTCCGGCGACCGCCCCGATGCCCTCGGCGGTGCGCTGCTGGTTGATAGCCTGCTGCCTGATGCCGTTCAGCACGTCGAACTTGTATGCGGTCAACGGTGTAAAATTCAAAGCCATATACTACCCCGCGAATGCCTTGTAAATGTTCGCAACATCGCCGCCCATGCCGAGAAGCGTCTGCAAGTTGGTCGGCTGCGACGCCTTGTCGATGCCGAGCTGCGCCATGGCCTGCGCGAGCGAGAGGTTCGTTCCCATGCGAGCCATGAGCAAGTTAATGAGGTCCTCGTTCTTGCCCTGGAGATTTCCCACGTACATCCCGCCGAGGTTGCCGAGGTAGTCCATGCGGTTCTTCTCGCGGTCGGCCATCTGCTTCGCGATGTCCTGCTCGACCAATGCGATGTCGCGCTCCTTGCCGTATTCCTGCTCGGTGGCCTTCATCATGCGGTCGAAGGCGTCGCCGTAGAGCTCGCCCGCCTTCTGCGATGCCTCGGCCTGCAATGCTCGAGCGGCAGCTCCGCCCATCATGCCGCCCTGCCCGCTCATGGCTTGCTGTGCGGCCTTCACGCTCTGGTCGATGACGTAGTCGGCGTTGGGGTCGAGGAACTGCGACACGTCGCGGTTGAACGCGAACTCCTGCAAGTTGGTCGGCTCGCGCACGAAGTCGCCCGGGCGCATGTTCATGGCGATTTTACCGTACTTCTGCATGTATTCGGGACCGATAAGCTCGGCGATGGCGTCGCGTCCCTTCGCGGCCATTTCGGCTGCCTGGTTGTACCCAGCGTTGATGTTAATCATCTGCTGCTCGAGAGTGGATTCTGCCTCGTCGTAAGCGTCCTCCTTGTCGCCGCGACCAGTTAAAGGGTCGGTGATAACCTCGGCGATGTCAGAGCCGAGTCCTTCTCCTTCACCGGAGACAACTTCTTCGACGAAGTCCTTCGCGATTTCTTGAGGCATGATGTTTTCGATCCAATCCGCACCTTTTTTTACCAATCCGGTGAAATCGTCCCATCCGAAGCTCTTGATGTCCGTTGGAGCCTGGATGCCTGCAACTCCATACTTTTTCAAAGTGTTCGCCATTATTGGTTCTCCTTGATTATTAAATCCGCCTCGACAAAAATCTTCTTGCCTTCGCCGTATTGATACTCGTCAATTTCGACCTCTGTCCTTCCAGCTTCCATAAGGATAGCCTTATGCAATGTCATCCCGTTTTCTCCGTTCGAGAGTTGCCACAATTTAACAAGGAACGGAAAACGTGAATCGGGGAAAGAGAGCTTTTTTATCGTGTTGAAATCGAACATTCCGTCGGTAAACATACGAACGACTTGCCCGTTCTTGACGGCGACAAGCGGCCAAAAAGACTTCGTGTCCACGACGCCGTTGCCGAGTTCCGATATTTTAACCTGCGCGTCCATCGTTACACCCTATTCCCGCATGGCATATAGCTCAAGTATGCAGTAGCAATTTCAAAGTTGAACGGGTCGCTCATGGCTACACGGAATGCGAAACGCGCACCGCGTCCGAGCTGGTTCCATCGCACGCGCCACGAATACTCGCCCGTCTTGCCTGCGCTTGCCCATAGCTCGTCGCTCCAAGTGCGCCCGCCATCGACGGACACCTGGAGCATCACGCGCGGGTCTAATTCGATGTCGCCCGTCGTTCCGGCATTTATTATCAATTCCAAGGCCGTGACGACGATGTCGTTGATGCCGTCGTACTTTATGCCGGTCGTGCGTTCCTTGCGGATGTGGTATCCTTCAAGGTAATGGACGAACATGTCCGTGTGGCTCGTTGCGTCAAACCTTGCACAGCCCGAGCCTCCGTCCAGTCCTTCAATGTAGAAGAACGGCTCGCCGTCGATGGATACTGACGCGAGCGCGTTCCACGCGTATCTGTCCCCGTTGCGGTCGTAGCAGGCGCGGCTCGTCCATACGTTCTCCGTAATGTCGAACACGCGCGTCTCCTCGATTCCAGCCTTGATCGTGAAGATGAAGAACTGGTGACCCTTGTAGGAATAGGAGAAAGTGCGAATATCCTCGAGCGGATTGTCTATGTCTCCCGTGCGTGTTTTCGCGATTCGCGCGAGAAGCTGGTCCTCGGACGCGGTCGAAATCTTGCGGATTGCCCCGTTCTCGTCGACGGCGTATGCGCCGAGCATGCCCTGCGGACCCTTGCCGACGAAGAAGCACTCGTTTCCGATTATCGTCACGCAGTCCTTGCCGCACACCCCGGCAAGCGACGACTTGTGGACGATTGCGAACGGAGCGATGGTCGAGTTCTGCCAGCGGAGAATCTGCAAAGAGGAACGACCGAACACGAACAGCGAGGAATCCGAAGCGCGGAGCGCGACCACGTTGTCGGCCTTGAAATCCATCTTCATGCTGTTAAGAGAGGACGAGTACACCGTCTGCGTCGTTAGCGTGGCCGGGTCGTAAGTTCCGACCGCCGGAGCATAGAACACGTTGTCGTCGAAGGTGACGACGGTGCCGTCGTTCTTCGTGTACGCGTACTGCGTGAGGCTCTGCTCGAACGCGTGGGCGTCCGTAGCGTCCGTCGGTCTGTTGATTTCGGACCAGTAGATGTAGTCGTGGTCGCGGTCGTTGAGGATGACGCGGAAGTTGAGCTGCGCCATCTGCGTAGGGTCGATTCTGTTATTGTGGTCGAATGCTACCGGGAGCGTGAGATTGATTAGTTCGGAATGGTTTTCCGTCGTCGGGTCAGCTACCGTAATATTGCTTCTTTGTACGCCGCCGTTGTCGCGCAGAATCAAGAGAAGCCCGTTCGAAAGTTCTATGATCGAGCATTCTTCTTCTGTGAGCGGGTTAAAGTAACCGATGGCATCAACGCCGTCGTCGATGTTGTAGGAAAATACCTCGGACTTTAAGTTTTCGGAATCTTCTACGATTCCAGTCCACACCATCGCCACGCTGTCGCGGTTGTGCGACGGATTCACGGACGAGAAGCCGAAGCCGTTTATTTTTGCTTCGGGGATGTCGTTCGAAGGGTTGCCGATTGCGGAGAATCCTTCAACGGACTTCATCATCTTCGTGGTGTACGTGTCGGTGGCCGTCACCGTCTCGGGGTACATGTTGACCGTCTCCTCGAGGCCGAGGAATTCCGAGTCGGCGAGCTTCGATGTGCCGCCGCAAAAAGAATTTATCTGTACAACACGTGCCGCCATAATCTACCAGGGGAGCCTTCCCACGCCTCCGAAGAACTTCGCCTCCGTAGTCGCTATCGTCTGCGGGACGTCCAGCGTGGAGGTCTCTATTTCCTTGATGTACTGGAGCAGCCTATCGCGCTCCATGCGCTTGTCGCGCTTCAACTCGTCACTGATGGCGAGGTTGCTAATCCATCTGTACTGCACGTCCGCGATGAGCAGGTTCTCGAATTCCGGAGGGAGCGAGAACACGTCGTTCTCGTCGTAGGCCTTCATGTCGTTGGTGACGAACGCGGTGATGTTGTACTGGCTCTCGCAATCGAGCGAGAGGATGCCCACGACCGAGCCGTCGTTCACTTCCTTGCGGTAGCAGAACTTGGCCGGGACGCGCTGCACGCCTTCATATGCGAGAATGTTGTAATCCTGGACCGGGTCGAGCTTGTAGTAGCTCGGACCGCTCTTGTAGTAGACGGCGTTCACCGTGAGCGGAGCATCCGTATCGAACGAGAAGTCCTTGCCCTGACCGAGCTCGACCTTCCTATGCGTGAAGTGCAGAAAGCCCTGCACGTTGTACTCGCGCACGCACTTGTTGATGAGCCTGCAACAGCGGGCCGCGTCGGTGTCGCTTGCGGGTCTCCCGCCCACGAGCTGACCGATTTCGTCGAGGATGTCGTTGATGAGGTCGCGGATTTGCATTTGAAAATTCCTTAAAAAAAACTAGAGCCCTTGTCCTACGAGGTGGTGTAAGATGTCGGGCTCTAGCTTCTAACCTTTTAGGAGTTAAAAAGAACCTCCCGTGCGGATAAACTAGGCAATCCGCAGGGAGTTGGAGGACACGAAATTAGTCGAGCTGGATGAAGCCCACGGCGACGCGGCGGGAATCCACCATGCCAGCCAGGTAGGCGGCGTCGAAGCGGTACGTGCCGACGCGGTTCACGTCGCCATGCACCACGGCGCTCATGATGATCTTGCCGCTCGGGGAAGGAGCGGAGACTTCTTCGAGGCCGCTGTTGTTCAGCTTGACGGAGGACATTTCGATGTTGCCCTTCTGGAAAGCGAACACGACGGCGTAAGACTTGCCGGAAGTCTGCAACCAGGTCACGGTGGCGCTGGCAGCCGGGAGAGCGGACACGTTCTTGTGTGCGCCCTTGGCGTTGATTTCGCCGACCTTGAGCGAGATGGTGCCGGAGCCACCCGTGGCGTCCTGGAGGACCACGAAAGCCTTGGATTCGGCGGTTACGTGACCGAGCACGTCGCACTTCGAGACGTTGGCGACGGTGAATGCCGTGCCAGCCTTGATGGTCGTGGCGGTGGTGATGTTGGCGGAAGCGAGCACGATGGTGTCGCTGCCTTCGTCCGGCTGCGCGCTCACGGTGGTGGAAGCGGGCAGCGTGCCGACGGTAATCACCGGCATGGATGCGTACTTCCACATCACGTTGGAATACTTACCGATTTTGGCTTCGCGGTAGAGGTCGCCAGCGATGGCGTTCTCGTTGAACAGCTTGAGGCCGGTCTTCGCGATCTTAGAGTAGACGGATCCGGACATGTAGCCGACCTTTTCGGCACCGCAGCGGGAGTCCATGAGGGAGCCGCCCATCTTGGAGAGAAGGTCGTAGCCGTCGAAGGTGGCGCTCGTTCCGTCGGCAACGAACACGGAGTCGGTAACGAATGCGGAGGAGGAGATGATGTCTTCCTGGATGCCTGCGCCAAGCTCGGGAGCGCGAGGAGCTGCGATTTCCTTTTCGAAGGAGTCGACGTCGGTCGTTTCTTCGAGGGAGTCGAGGGCGCCTGCGTTGGTAGCGACGGCCACTTCGAATTCCTTCTCGAATTCAACGATGTCGGTATTGGTGATGTCGCCGCTTGCGCCGATGGTCGGGATGCCGCCCTTCTTGACGACGGTGCGACCCGGGTCGGGGATGACGACTTTCAGCTTGCCGCCCTGGCGACCCTTGAGGCCTTCCTGGGTGGTGCGGGTATCTTCGATGATGGGGCAGGCTTCTTCGATTTCGAGGGCGAAGATTTCAAGTCCCGGTACGGTTGCGATTGCGTTAGCCATGAGAATTTCTCCTTAATGAGAGTAACGCTCCGGCCTATTCTTGCGAAGCCAATCCTTCGCGTTGAAGGTCTGCGGAGCCTGGGTTTTTCCCACGCTGCCCGTCGAGGGGATTCCGCTCGTGGAGGGCTGCGGAGACGTTGTCTTTTTGGGCGCGTTCGGTTCCGTCTGTTGAGGTTGCGTCGTTTGTTTCTTGGCCTGCGATAGCAAACTTGTTTCAAATTGCGAGAGCTTGAGGAAAATCATATCCTTCGACCAGTGCTTCATCTGTGCGATGACATCGTCGTTCTTCGCGATAGCCATCGCCATCACGAGCCCGACCGGGCTCTGGTCGATGATTTCCTGGTAGAGCTGGCCTTCTTCGCTTTCGAGCCATTCGCTGTTGTCTTCGATGAAGTCGTTCACGGTCTCGCGGAATTCCTTCTGCGCTTCCGGCGTCTTGAAGGTGGATTCCACCTTCTTGTCGGCTTCCTCTTTTTGGCGTTGGGCCTCGGCGAGTTCTGCCTGCTTCTTTTCGTTCTCGGCGAGAATCTGCTTTTTCAGTTCCTCGTTCTTGAAACTTTCGTACGCTTCGTTGGTCGGGAAATCTTCGCGCTTTAGCTCGGGCTTGCTGCTCGCGAGCTGCTTCTTGAGCTCCGCGATTTCAGCTTCCAGCGCCGAGACCTGCTTGCGGTGGCTGCGTTCCTGACGGTTCAGCCTTTTCTCGAATTGCGCCTGCGTGTGGTGCCATCTGTCGTCGCCCTTCGTAGCGGCATCTTCCGCTCCGTTCTCGGCTCCTTGGCCGGAGGGCTCGCCATTGTGCGCCCCGCCGTCACCGTTTCCCGCTTCGCTGCCCGTCGGCTGCGTGTCGGTCTTCGGTTCGGTCGTCTCCGCGTTAGTTTGTTCGGGATTCGCGGGTGTTCCCTTGTCCGCCTTTTCCTCGGCGCGGTACTTTTCCAAAAGTTCCTGGCTTGGTAATGCCATGTCTCACCTCTTTTTTTGAATAAAATAATTTATGCGCGCCGGAAATGCAACACCCCCGACGCGCTTCTTGTGTCATTCTCTGACAATTACACCGCCTTCCTCGGTTAGCGTAGGTGTATTGTTTACCTTGTCGGTAATCCTCGCGACGATTTCGACGCGGTTCTTCTCCGCCTCGATGCGGAGGCGCTCGGCTTCCGCAAGCATCTTCGCGGCGTTGTTGCGTGCGACATCGTCGGCCTTGCGGCTGTCAAGGTAGAGCTTCTCCGCGTTTGTGCGCTGCTCTGCCGTAAGTTTCGCGAGTTCGATTTGGCGGTCCTTCTCGTTCTCCGCCGCCTTCGCCTCGATTTCTACGAGCTTGGAACGGAGCGCGGCCTCGTTGTTCATGCGGGCCATCACGAGCTGGTTCTGTCCCGCGATGATGTCCGCGTCGATGGTGCGGCGGTACTCGTCAATCTGTTGCGCCTGCTGTTGCGCCTGCTGCGTGAGAAGGGCGAGCTGCTGTTGCAGTGCCGTCACGTCAACGCCCACGCCGAGGTTGAGCGCCTGCTTGATTTCGGGAGAGAGCGTCGTGTAGATGGCGTTGGCGATGACCTCGGCGTTCTCGAAGTCTCCCGTCTTGATGGCCTCGGCGAGGAGTAGCGGCTTCACCGCGTCGGGCGCGAGGCTCTGGAACGCGAGAATCTGCTGGCGGCGCTGTTCGCGCTTGAGCGCATCCTCGGGGCCCTTGAGCAACTTCACGCTGTACTTGTTCTCGACGTCGTTGTAGATGCAGAGCAGCTCGACGATGATTTCCGCGACGTGCTGGATGGAGCGCTGTAAATGTCGGTAGTAGTGCGACACGTTCGTCACCAAGGCGCTCGAGCGCGTGAGAATTTCCGTCGCGGTCTTTTCGGTCGCGGTTGCTGAGAATCCGAGCCCTTCTTCCGGGACTCCGATCATGAGCGAAATCTTGCGGAGCGAGTCGTTGATGACGGGGAGCAGGTCTCCGGTGACGACAGTCGGGTCGACGCGCTTCGGCTCCGGTGCTGGAACCCATTGGTCGCCACGCTGCACATATGCGCGGTAACGCTTGTAACGCGCCATGTCGTTCTCGTAGTCCTTCGACACGTTCTCGATGGATTCCATCGACACCTGCGTGTAAGGCACGCTCGGCACGCTCACGCGTTCCCAGAGCGAAACGTAGCAGCCGTTCACGATCTTGCAGAGATGCTTCGTGTCGCGGACGACGCCCTTGTAGAACTTCTTGCCGTTGTCCTTGAAGCGCTGGCCGTAAATCGGAACGACCGGAAGGCATGACAGCGAGCGGAAAAGTACGCGCTTGATGACCTTGTCGCCGACTACCTGGATGAAGTACACGCCCTTGTCCACCTTCTTGAAGAAGTGGACGAGGTTAACTCCGTTGAGCGTGCTGTTGAAGTTCGCGAAGCACCACGTCTCCGTTCGCGGGAGTCGATCCTTGCTCGGGAGCGTCACCTTGTTGGCCTCGGCCATCTGCTTAACGCGCTCGTATGGGAGTTGCTCGACGAGCCCGAAGAATTGCGCGTCGCTTCCGTCCAGCTTGCGCGAGCACGGGTCGTAGATGCAGGCGCTCGGCTCGTAGGCCAGGTTAATCTCGATGCGGCCTTCGTCGGTCGTTAGGAACATGAAGCCTTCGCCCTCCTCGAGGATGTCCTGCAATCCCTCGGAGAACACGCTCACGTTCGCGTCGCTGTTGGCGAATGTCTGCTGGAGTTGCGTGTCGAGGAATTCTCGGAACGGGTCGTCGTTCTTCCCTTCGACCTGCGAGACGAACGGATTCGTGAGGAAAAGGTTCTTCGTCGCGTTGACGTAGAGCGGCAGCGGGTTCACGCTCGCGAGGGCTCGGTTGTTCGTCATTGCCTTGAGGTCCGTCTTGTTGAAGATTTCCACGTCTGCGTAGACGCGGGCGTCGTCCTTCTTTCGGTCCTTCTCGACGGAGAAGAAGTCGTTCGACTTTTCCGCGAGTTCGACGATGTCCTTGATGATTTCGCGCTCCTCCTCCTCGTTGGGGAGTTGCACGTCGGGGTTCTGTTCCTGCGCCGCGAACGCCGCCGCGGCCTGCTGGATAATCTGTTCTTCTGCCATTAGAAGCTCCTTGTGGATGCCGGGACCAGTTCGGCCTCGTTTGTTTCTGTTGTTAATGGTTGCGGGTTGCCCTTGTAGCAGGCGAGGCACATGGCGTCCGCCTGGTCTGGAGACTTGCCGATGATGCTCTTGATGTACTTCTTCGGCGTGAGCTGAATCTGCCCGCGATGGTTCATGAAGTACGTCTGCGGGACAAGCTCGTCCTCGAGCTCGTCGTCGCCGAGATAGAATCCGTTCTCGATGATCATGCGCCGAGCGTTGAAGTAGATGTACGCGCGCATGTTCGCGAACTTCTGGTCGGGCGAAGGCGCGCCGAAATTTACCTTGTTGACCGGGACCATGATTTTCTCCTGCTCCATTAGGATGATGAATCCGGCGTCGAATCCGCCGGTGTGGTCTAGCGACAAGCACTCGAAATTGTACTTTTGGTGCAGGCGCTTGAATTCCTCGAAGCACTTGCGACCGTTGTCCTTTCCGATGACCTTCTTCTCGACGATTCCGCAGTCGTCCACCACGTAGATGCAGGTCGTGTCGTTGCCCTCGTATGCGAAGTCGATGCCGCAACGCTTGCGACCGCCGGACACAATGCGGACGGTGGCGAAGCTGGACGGAGGGAAGACGAGGTTCAGTTCTTCCGCGTCCAGGTCTCCGAAAAGTTCCTGACGCAAGAAGGCGGGAGTGTCGAGAAGGGACTCGTAGACCGTGCGCTTGTACTGCGCCGTAGTGAACGGGTTGTCGAACGTGGACGCGGTGAGCACGAGATGGTCGGCAACGGGAGGATTTTTCGCCATCTTGTTGAAGTAAGAACCGGCGAGCCCCGTGCTCGTGTAGCATTGGGTCGTGGAAAGTCCCTTGTTCGAGCGGCAGGCGAGGAGGCCGTTCTTGATTGCCTTCTTCGGCACGTATGCAGCCTCGTCGCAGTAGAAGTCCTCGAGGTTGGTGTAACCTCGCGGGGAATCCGGTCGTGTGCCGGAGAGGAAGACGATTTTCCCGTAGCGCGTCTCGATCGTGTGCTCGGAAAGGTTCGCCTTGTATTTCACGTGGAACTTTTCGAACCACTCCTGCGTGGCAGGCATTATCGTTTCGCGGATAAGGCCGAAGGTCGGCGCAATGAGCATTGCGGAACGTCCAAAATCTACGTTACGCTTCGCGAGTCGGCAAGTGACGCCGGAAGTCTTGCCGGAAGCTCGACCGCAACATGCCAGGACGAATTCGTTCTCGGAGAAGATGAGCTTCTGCTGAAAAGGCGAGATGCGTAGCGCTTCGCTGTTACTTGCTCCCCATTGCATCGAGGACCTCCTGCGGGATGGCTTCGGGAACTTGCACCTCGAAGACCACCTTGCCGGACGTTGGCGCGTCGGGCTCCTCGATGTCGGACTTGAAGAAGTGCTCGAGGAACCATATCGTGTGTGTGCGCGTCTGCGAGTTCAGGAAGTACGCGTCGTTCTCGATGTACTTTCGGAGGTCTTTTTTAGTTTGTATGAAAATTTTTTCAAGTTCCTCGACGGCGCTCTTGAAATCCTCGCGCTTCGCCTCGTCGGTGTACTGCGTCTCGGCGTACTTTACGGCGTTGAACGTGTGCGGAATGTAGGGCAGCTCCTCGACCTCGGAGAAAAGCGAGAAGATGAAGGAGGAGATGGAGAAGTCGGAGATTGCGGAGTGCGTGATTAGCAGGCATTCGTACTCGTGCTGGTCCACGCATTCGGAGCGGTGCTTGAACACGATGGTGTACTTTTCGCGCATCCACTTTATGCCGTCGCGCAGTTTCTCGGCGAGCGGCCTCTTGTCGTCTCTATTCTTGAGTCCGAGATAGCCTATTTTTTCCTTGAATGTCTTCGTCTCCGGGAGGAACTGCTTCGCGAGCCTGGATGTGCCGTGAGCAGGGGCGCATTGCTTGTCGGTCTTTCGGACGTATGGTGGCGACTTTGTCGGCTTACGAATGACGACCTTCTTTTCGGGAGTCTTTTCCATGATCGCCTCTCATCGGAACTTGAGCCCCGTCTTTTGCGTTTGCGTGCGTTCTGTGGGCGCCAAATTGTCTATCCGTGCCTTCAATAGGGCGTAGTCGTTTTCGAGCGTCTGGACGCGTTTCTCGAGTTCTTTCGTAGTAGCCATGGTCTCACCTCTACTGTTGAATGTAGAAATTCGCAAGACCAAAAGCAAACGCGAGAATTCCGAAATGGTAGTTTGTACGTGGCGTTTCGGTTCGGTAGGTGTATTTAGAATAAAATAAAAAAAATTGTGCGTAAGCGCCCCTCAAGCTCCGCGCGCACGCGCGTAGATATTCTGTTGAGTA